TACTAATAAGCATCTCACCCATCTAGATGAATTAGTATTGAAGAAAGGAAAAGAAGGTGCCATAAAAACATTGCAATATATTTCCGTATTACTTGACATGTTAAAGAGCAATACAGACAGAAAAATTAACATGACTGTTAAGATTGATGGTGCACCGGCCATTATTTGCGGTAGAGACTCATACGGAAAGTTTTTTATATCAACAAAGAGCGCATTCAATGCAGAGCCTCTTCTATCTTATAGTGTTGCGGATATAAAAAAGAATCATGGTGAAGCACCTGGATTAATAGAAAAATTAATTTATGCATTCAATTCATTAAAGGGAGTTAACTTTGACGGTGTATATCAAGGTGATCTGTTATTTTGGCCTGGATTAGTTCAAAAATATGTCATCTCTGGTAAAAATTATATTGGATTCAGGCCAAATACCATTTTATATACATTTCCAGAAGATTCACAAGAAGCTAAAGACATTGCAAAATATCAAATTGGCGTTGCATTCCATACAAAATATGACCCCTCTATAGATGAAGAAGGCAAACAGCGCTTTGTAAATAAAAAATTTGGTGTCTCCGCAGAACATCTTAAATCAAAAACAGCTTTTATTATAGATGCATTATTTGAAAATAAAGCTGGTACCATCAGTTTAACAGAAGAAGAAACAAATTTTGTTAGAAGAACATTACAAAATGCTGAATCACATATCAATTTAATAAATTTCTCCTTTATTGATGGCAAGGTTGCTGATCTTTTGAATATTTTTATTAACACAAAAATCAAAGAAGGGGAATTTTTAACAGACCTTCGTTATTCATTAAACGAATTTGTGTTATGGGTAGGTAATAGACTAGACGTCGAAATTGAAAAGGTTAAAAGAAAGGAACCTAAAATTGCTGCTAAGAATGAAATGATGCGCCTCTTAGAGAGACATGCAGATACCGTTTTACATCTTATGAATTTTATCCGAGATGTCAAACAAATTAAAGATATTTTTATACAAAAATATAACTCTATCATGCAAGGTGCAGTAATGGGTACATTCTTAGTCATGCCAAATGGTGACATCAAAGTAACTAACCCCGAAGGATATGTTGCATTTGATCAGGATCAGAATGGTGTGAAATTCATTGACCGATTGGAATTCAGTAGAGCTAATTTTCTTTTACCTAAAAATTGGGTAAAACCTGAAGAATCCCAACCAATTGAATAGATATGATAGGTAATCACACCACTTCTAATGACCAAGCTATCCTAAACAAAGCATTAGGAGATAAGTTTCAGATGTTTTTTGACATTCCTCCCATCTTGAGGAATCTTAATAAGAGGTTTGAAAGAAAAAATACCTCAATATCACTGGATACTATGGCGTTTTCCATTTATGGTGCTATTGTACCTCCTATATTGGTGCCTTCTATTGACCTAAATTACAGTGGTTCACCGTTTAGTATCACATCACATACACATCCAAAGTATGACCCACTGAAGGTAAACTTTACTGTTGACAATATGTTTAACAATTATTGGGTCATATATACATGGCTCAATGCTTTGCGGGAAGCACAAGAGGGGACCTATGGAACTTCTCTGAGATGTAACAACGTAGGTGAAATAAATGGTACTTTAGGTGAGTATAGTACAGATATTACTGTGGTAGGAAAAGACGAATTTAATAATGATGTTATCAAGTGGATGTATAAAAATGCATTCCCCACAACATTAGATGGCATAAATTATAGCTATAGACAATCTAATGAATTAGAATCTTCATTTACATTTGCATTCTCAGAACTATATTGTGTGTTAGTATAAAAAAGGACTCAAAAAAAGTATAAATAAGTCCTATATGAGAACTATTCAGTCACCTGGTGTTGAAATTCGTGAAATTGACTTGTCACAAGTTGCCTTTCAACCAACAGGAACAAATGTATTTTTAGCCGGATTTGCACAAAGAGGGCCCACAGATGAAGTATTGCAAATTACTTCTGTGCAAGAACTAGAACAAATTTACGGTGCACCAGTAACACCCGCGGAACGTTATTTTTATCACTCTGCAAAGCAGATTGTTACGGATTCTAACGCCAATTTATATGTAAATAGATTACCCTATGGTTCAGGTGCCGGTTACGGATATGGTTCTTCTTTTGGTGCACTTGTTTATCCGTTGGTTACCTTAGAAGAAACAGATTCTTTAGTCTGGCGTGCTTCTAAATCAATTGCTGCTAGTGCATTTGATTTTTCCGATAGTGGTTATGATCTGGATCAAATTACAAATATTGTAGAACCCGAGTTTAGCAGTGCTCAAATCATTACATTAACAAGCTCTGGTTTATCTTTTTATAACAAAGATTTATCTGTTTTAGACGATTTTAGCTTGTATAAATTAAAACTTGTAGTTGGTATGTTCGGAAATCCAGCTACTTCAGTTGAAGCTGTAGATACCATAACAAATACATTCGTTTCGGGGGCTGATGTTTCTGTAACGAATAATATTAGTGTTTCAGCTGGTACTTATGTGCTAGGTGCACCTAAATTTTTCGAATTGACATTAGATCAATATAACAGTGTAATTGAAGGTACTGGATTTAATTGGTCTAGTACTTCAGATGCTTTGTCAAATATTAATACAATTGCTGATTTTGGTAAGGCTGGTTTGATTATTTTAAATAAAGGCCAGACAGTAACAGAAGCACAAGCTGAAGGTTTCTATGCCGCTATAACAGATAATACAAATGCCGAGCCTACAACTGACCATGATAGTATCTTACATGCATATACAGTTACTCAAGCTGCGCCAAGTACAGGATTGTATGGTGATGGGTTCACAGAAATTCCCGAAGAACGATTAAATTTCTCATTATCGGGCGGATCAGACGCTGGTATTTCGAGAGATGATTCCAATATTTCATACAATCTCGAAAGAACCTTTTATAACTTCGCGGATTCTACATCAGAGAAATTTGATGATACACTTTCAATTAGTCTCTATAAATTAAGAAGGTCAATTTATACACCCGATGCGATTAAAATGGATTACGTTTTAGAACGTAATCATATTGGTTCTCTTGACTTCAACAGAAAAATTCAAGACGTAAATGGCGGTGAAGCAGTGTCTTATTTCATTTCTGCACCACAAAAAGAAAGCAGAAACATAAAAATAATCGTAAATGACAACATTACCAATAGAGGTGGCGATACGTGGTTGGATTCAACTGGTGTCCCGAGAAAGAAAGTTAGATTATATACAAGATCAGCCATCAAAGCTCTAGCAGGAAATGTAGCAACAGGTACGCGTTTTGGTGGTTATTATCATGATTATGTTTCATTGTCGTCACAATTAGGTTATGTTGATGCATTGTACCCAACAGGAGCTTATACAAATCTAAATGTAAAAACAAAAGATATCGGCAATTTGCCCACAAAGATTGAAAATGCTCTATATAAAGTAGAAAATGACGAATTATTTGATTTGGATTTGGTTGTTGAAGGTGGTTTGGGTACTATCTATACTACATGCTGTGCTAATCAAGTAACCTACTTTGATGACACTGTTGTATCAGATAATTTCCTTACTGGATTATCTTTACTAAAGACAACCGGTGAATATCAATCGCCAGTTGATAGTTCACAAGATTTAAGAGCATTGTATCATACCATATATTCCAAGTTTGATACTTTCTGTTCTTCAGCAAGAAAGGATTGTATGTTTATTGCTGACCCACTAAGACAGATATTCGTCAAGGGTGAAAACAGTAAAGTATTACCTAACGCATCCAATTCATTTTCAAAAGACATTTATACAGCATTACGCCATTTATTTGAGTTAGCTAATTCAAATTACTCATGTACTTATGGAAACTGGGCTAAGGTATATGATCCTGTAGCTGGTTTAAATATCTGGATACCATTCTCTCCATTCGCAGCATGCAGCTTTGTTAACACTGACTCAAATTATTATCCATGGTATGCACCAGCAGGATTCACTCGCGGCCGCGTCCGCAACGTTCTTGAATTGGCAGTTGCGCCAAAACAAAAAGAAAGGGATCAATTATATAAAATTGCAGTAAATCCTGTAGCATTCTTCCCTGGAGATGGAATTACTATCTTCGGTCAGAAAACAATGCAGCGTCAACCAAGTGCATTCGATCGGATTAACGTAAGAAGGTTGTTTTTATATCTAGAAAAAGCTACTAAGAAGACCGTCAAATACTTTGTATTTGAACCTAATACAACATTTACCCGTACAAGATTGGTTAATACATTGAATCCGATATTCAATTTTGCTAAATCCACACAAGGAGTAGCTGACTACATGATCGTTTCTGATAAGAGAAATAATAC